TTTAATGCAAATAGATTTAGGTAGTTCTAAAGATTTAGAAAATGAAATTAGATTTATTTCTAAAGAAATAGACAATGGTAATGTTTGGAATACAAAAGCATTTATTACTACAAGAGGTGGATTTGTAGAAAAGAATTATGCTGTTCCTGTAAAATTTACAGAAAAAACAGATTTAGAATTAGTTGCTAAAGCTAGTGCAACATCATCAGTTAGTGCTGGATTTGAATTAATCCTAGAGAAAGTAGATCAAAGCTAATGACTAAGAGACCTAGAACAACAGGAGAACATATTGTTGCACTCTATGGTCATATCACAGGATTAAAAAAAGATATTTCAACAATTAAAAATAATCATCTTGCTCATATGCACGAAGACATAGAAAAGATAGATAACAAAATAGATAACAAATTTGATAGCTTAACAAATTTAATTATGTATGGTGTAGGTGCTGTAGCTTTATTGTTTATTGCTCAAGTGCTTTACTTTTTATCAAAATAATATACAACACATAATTGTATGATTTACAAATCAATTTTGATTATCAGCGACACTCATATACCTTACGAAAATAAATTTTTAATACCATTCTTAAAAGCCCTTATTAAAAAATATAAAAAATTTGATAGGATAATTCATCTGGGAGAAGAGGTAGACCACGCAGGACTTTCATTTCACGATAAAGATAGTGATATGCCAAGTGCTGGAGATGAAAGAAAATTAGCATTACCTAAAATTAAAGAATTAGAAAAATTATTTCCTAAAATGGATTTATTAGACTCTAATCATGGAAGCCTTGTTTATAGACGAGCATTTAAACATGGAATACCAAGAGCATATATAAAAAATTACAATGATTACTTAGAAGTTGGTAAAGGTTGGAAATGGCATGAAGATTTAATAGTAGATACTCCATTGGGAAAAGTATATTTCTGTCATGGAAAAATTTCTGATATTTTTCGTCATGCACAAAGTCTAGGAATGTCAGCAGTTGCTGGGCATTATCATTCGTTATATGGCTGTCGATACTATGGCAATAGTTTAGGTTTATATTATGGCTTACAATGTGGTTGTTTAATAGACCCTAAAGCACTTGCTTTTAAATATAATAAGTTACAGAAAGCTAGGCCTGTAATTGGTACAGCAGTTATTATTAATGGTATTCCAATTCTTGAACCTATGATTTTAGACAAATCTGGCAAATGGATAGGCAAATTACTCTAAAATATGTCTTTAAAGCCCCATAGAGCCACGCAGAGAGCCATTGATAAGCAAATAGGTGGCAATCATTATAAGCAATATAAGATACAGCCAATCGAGTTTATCGTCCAAAATAATCTTGATTTTATACAGGGTAATATAATAAAATACGCACTCCGAAATAAAGCTGGAGAAGACCCAGTAGAGAAATGGAATAAGATTATCCATTATGCAGAACTTGGCAAACATTTCTTGAAAAATAAAAAATAAGGAATATTAGGAGTCAATGAAATTCCTATATTTAATTTATTCTTTACTTGTGGTATATTGGTCGGCATTAATTATTTTAACTGCTAATACTTATTTATGATCTGGCTTAAATTATTATCAAACCCACTAACAAAGATAATCGCTAATAAAACTATTGGTGCAATTCATCATAAATTAGAAAAAGATAAGATTATAAAAGCTAAAGAAATAGAAGCTGTTAAAACAGTATCAGTAGAACAAATAAGACAACAAGAAAATAGTTTTAAAGATGAATGGTTAGTTGTTGTATTCAGTTTAGTTTTTTTATTTCATTTTGTACCACAATTCCAAGACACTATGTTAAGAGGTTGGGAAATACTTGAATATGCTAGTGATTACTTTTGGATAATAATTCTTACAATAGTAGGTGCTAGTTTTGGTGTAAATACTGTCAAGAAATTTACTTCTAAAAAATAGCATTTCATAAAATCTAAAAATCGCTAATATGATCTGATGGACATAGACGCAGTAATTATAGATGTAGAGTTTGAAGTATCATCAAGATGGAAAGACTATAATCATTGGATTGCGTTTCGTTTTGTTGATCAAAGTCCTCATAAACCAAAATTATTAAATGCTCTATATGAACTTGAACGACACGAAGATGTTGAAATCGTAGATTATCAATATACAGAAACTCCAATCACAGAAAAAACTAATTTAAAAGATTTAGAGATTACTAGAAACTAGGGTAAGCCTAACCAGTTAAGTGCCTACCCTAGCTTTATGTTAAAGTGGTAAGGGGAGATTTAAAACCACTCTAACTTTTGGGTGCAAAGAGCAAAGTGGGAAACGTTTATAAAAACCCACATGAAACACCCAAAACCTTTTTAACAAGCCACCAAGTCTCCCTGATGGCTCTGTCTATAAATACACTAGTATATTTATAGAATTTGTTAAACTTTACTATTCAAAGCTAAGTCTCTCTTTAATTCACTCTGCTTCAACGATATATACTGTGAAAGGTTCGAGTAATGAAACCTAGCTTTAATTAATTCTTCTTCAGCATTTGCATATTGCTTAACGATTTCTCTGTACTCAGCATCTGTTCTAGCTTTATGCTCTGCCTCAATAACTGTTTTAGTTTCTAATTTATATTTAAGAAACAATTTACTGAACATGGCTTTTTTACCATCTTCTAAAATAATACTTTTCTTGTGCCACTCAGCCCACTCTTGTGATGCTTTTTCTAATTCTTCGTATGACTTATTGCTTAACAACATTTGCTCTCCTTATAAAATTATTAATAATAAAACAATAGTTAATAATGATACAATCCATTTATTATGTTTTCTATGTATTGGCTTTCCTAAAACTATCATGGGTATAATAACATCTCCTCTGCCTCTTTTTCTAATTGCTTTATTTGTTGTTTTAAATGTTTATTTTCTAATGTTAATTTATCAATCGTTTTGGAATGATTTTTACATTCTAAATACAATGCCTGTATCTCCTCTAACTTAATAGCGAAATCTTTTTTTAAGTTGTAGAAATCGCTAATAAGTTGTTCTTGTGTGTCAGATAATTTAGTCATTAAAATGGTATCTCGTCGTCCATATCTGATTGTTCAACTGGCTTTGCATGATCTGGTGCAAATTGTGTTGCATGAGGTGGCATGGCCTGAGAAATAGGTTTCAAGCCATCTACATTATCAGTTCTTGGTTGATAAGGTTTAACCATAACCAAACAAAATATCTGCTCTAAATTACTTTTAGCATATTGAGATGGGTTACTATTTTCTTGTGTCTTAGTCATATACTTTAAGACATAACCAGCCTTAGTATATTTTTGAACTTCTGGTGTCATAAACCAATCATTCACTTGTGATAAGCTATATTTTTTTTTAGTTAAGCTACAAGTAAATTTAACTTTACTAGCTTCTCCACTATATTCATACTTAGGAGATTGCTTACCTGTTGGGAATAGCCTCATTGATAAACCACAGAATGGTAAATCATAATTATTTTTTTGATACATTTGTTTTTCCTTTTTTTAGTTGATTGTATTTTCGTACTGACTCATTGAACAATAACTCAGATTTATGACAACTTAATAATCCAAGAAATGCTTTTAAGTGTTCCTTTTTATATAAGATGTGTCTAGCCTCGAAATCTGCACCATCTTTTGGTAATCGAACTATATACATCTTATTGATCTTCTTGCCTGTTTGCTCCTCAAACCCTAGCTTATAGCCGTGTAATTGGTGTACCATGTTGAGAAACAAACCCTTAGAAGTTTTTATATCTATGAGCCATAAGTTATCTTGAGGGTCTTTAGCAATTAAGTCTAAAGTTCCACAGAAACCTCTCTCAGAGTATAAAACCTTTTCGGACTCCACTACTTTTAATTTATGCTTTGTCCAAAATCTTTTAAACTTATCAAAGCAACTTTTAACTACAGGGTCGCTTGGGTCAGTAAATTTTTCTCCTTTAAGCCACATCTCACAATATTTGTGAACCATAGAGCCTATATTAAGAATGTTATCGCCTTGTTTTTTTGCATTGGTCTTAGCATTTAAAACAATAGATTCTATTTTATCTAATGGAATTTCTTGTCGTTCCATTTCTTTTTTAATAGCATTCACCATATTGCTTATCTTCC